ACTAAGTGAAGTTTATCGTTAAATGCAGATACACCGACATACGCAATATGATTAAGTTCCTTTTTGAACTTTATTAAATCCTGTGGAAAGTTTGTTTTCAATCTCACCCCATACACTTGAGAAGGTGTGCCAGATGAAAATTGATCGGTTCGAAAACTCGAAAGAACACCGTCAAGTTTATCGAGTCTTTCAAGACTAACCGTTTGTTTGGTAAGTTGGTAAATGAGAGACATTTTTTATAGTATACTTATTATAGCTGATCTATATCACTTAGGTCTTCACTGTACATCAATATTTCTTCGGCCACGATTTGATAAAATGCCATTTTATACGCTAAAAATCCGAATAAGGTTGCCCCCATATTAAAATCGAATGGTAATTCCGATGTGTTCCACAAAGATTCGGCTAGTGCGAGACACGTCGGTAACAATAATCGTTTATTCAAAACGGGTATTCTTTCAATATTATCGACGTATGATGACAACGAGTCTACATAAATACACGACGCAATTGTCCCTAAAGTAGCAGATACACCGTCAATGGGTGTATGAAAAATAAAATGGTAGGTCGAAACAGCGACACCGTATTGTAAAGTTGTCTTTTTAATTTTATCTTTTATTTTTTCATATTCCGCTATACCTTCTTTACGTTTAGTGGGGCACGATATTCTAATGGTTTTTGTGTACGGATTTATTATACTCAACATTACAATTTATTTACTCTATATCTATACCTTTAATAATATAGTTTTCATCTTGAAAATACTTTTTCTTAAATGCACGTTCCTTTTTTATAAAATCTTTACAGCTCTTCTCAACTTCATATATACGTCTATGAATATTTAATAAATTACTTTTATTTGCGGGTGTTTTTCTCCATTTATCACCGAAAATAGTAGAATATTGTAATTCACGTCTTTGGTATTTAAGATCATCGAGAAGTAGTTTATAAAGTACGAGTGAATATGAATCATATTCACTACGCTCGTAATCATTTAAACACATTTGTTCGCGTGCAAGTGTATTCATACTTTCACGGAGTAGGTTCGCCCCACTTTTCTCTCCATCGGTTAACCAGAGTTTCGAGTCTCTCTTTTGAGAATCGTGAATTTCGGGGGGATCGTTGAGGGGCTCCCGGACACACAAGATCACGTGATTCGTACGCGTTAAGTTTTTCCCATACGAGTCTTTGCATGTCACCCGGTAGCTCGTTTGTCGCTTGACAAAACGAGAGTTTATAGTCGTACGTGTGTAAGGCAATGTAGTCGTCCATTTCATTTTTTTATACATTTCATTAGAAGTATGTAAACTTAGGTTTCTTAGGAACCTCTAAAATGATTGTTTCATTCGCTTCATTTTTAGATATGATATAGTCATTTTCACACATTTTTATAGATGGGGGTTCGGGGTTTGTTTTAGGTGATAATAAATTACACACACTCGAATAAAACGAAAACATTACTGCTATTATTTATATTTATTTTTTTATATACTAAATACAAGATGGTTTCACTCCAGGACTTACCAAAAAAAGTACAATACATAATTGTGGATTCCGAATTCGTTAATGGTACAAACAACACATTCACTATCGATTTATCACTTAAATCTAATCTACACGTCGAAGAAATATCAGAAGTAATTGGTATAAAACCAGTCGATTTTTATATCACACAAGTAGGTGAAAATGATTTAGGTAATACAAATGTAGCAAAGTATATAGATATAGTATGTGATGATGTCCCAAAACGTGGTCAAATACTAAATGAACGTAACGGGCAGATCCTGGCGCGTGTACCATTAGAACGAAGTTTTACGGGAAGTAATGATTTTATCATGCGTGATAAACAGTGGAGATCGTTTCAGCGTCAGACAAATTTATTCAATCCCATATCGATACAGAAACTTAATTTTAAAATATACGAATCACAAGGTGACGGTGATTATAAAACACTCCAACCGGATGCGAATTGGTACATGGTTCTTGAAATAACAACTATAGACGTCAAGGAAAAACCTGTAAATAGAGAGGTTCAAATTCTTGAAGCTTTACATAAACTTATCGGGAAGATAGATGATCTTAACGTAAACGTTAAAAAACTTCCAGATAAGGAGGATATCGAAAAAATGGAAATAGAAAAAAAGAAAAAGTACCCTTTACGTTACTTAATACTGTTCATAACAATGGTAATAGGTGGGTTTGTATTTGTAAAAAATAAATTTACTCCTTCGATTCCACAACCTTCTTTTTAACGACACGTTTAACAACTTTCTTCTTTGGTGTTTCTGGAGCTGGAGCTGGAGCTGGAGCTGGCGCTGGAGCTGGTGGCGCTGGAGCTGGAGCTGGTGGCGCTGGAGCTGGAGCTGGTGGCGCTGGAGCTGGTGGCGCTGGAGCTGGTGGCGCTGGAGCTGGAGCTGGTGGTTCGATTACATCGACAATTTGTTTAAGAATACCATAAATAGTTTCTTTATTGATTTTTGGTCTTTGAAGTGCATCTTCAATTTGTTTTCTGATAGAGTCCATCGCGTAATATATATAAAAGAAATATTATCTTTATACTAAATGTTATTCATTGGTCCAACTCTTTTAAGTGGAATAGGTCAACAGTGTAAAAAATATATGAGTCTTTTTCCTGGGAGCCAGTACATTGAACTTCAAAATGATATACCGGTATGTGAACGTGCATTTATTTATGCTTTACCTGTACCATACTGGTTAGATAAAATACCCGAAATAAAAAGAAAAATTAAACACGTGACGTGTATGACCATATGTGAAACAGAAACAGTACACGAAGATTACGGTAAACTGTTTAAATTATTTGATAGAATCGCTGTACCGAGTGAATTTTGTCGAAAAGTGTTTAAAAAACAGTTTCCAGACACGGACTTTTATATTGTACACGCACACGTGCCTGATCATAGACCGTACACATTTTATCACATCGGAAATGTAACGGATCCAAGGAAAAATTTTAATAAAATTATTGAAACATTCGTTCGTATGAATAAACCTGATACACGTCTTTTGATTAAGGCAACATGTAAACAGCCAATTCAAATAAAAATACCAAACGTTGAAGTTATAAACGGACTCGTATCAGATGAAGATATGGAAAAAATACATGGAATGGGAGACTGTTACGTAAGTTTTTCGAGTTCGGAGGGTATAGGTATGGGTGCAGTGGAAGCAGCCTTACGAAACAAACCCGTCATTATAACTGATTATGGTGGTGCACCCGAATACATAAAAACACCATACTTAATTGAGTGTGGTCTTCAGTATTTGGTAAAAGATGATTTTCTATTTAAGGTGGGTATGGAATGGGGAAAACCAAATGAAAAACAATTACGTGAGTTTATGGAAGATGCATATACCAAAAAAATAAGGTACATGGAACATCCGAGGACTCATATGTTGACGTGTAAAGAAAATGTATTACAAGAATTCATCACTAATGTAATTAGTAAGGAAAGTGATAACACCGGTCAGGATGGCACCGGACATGAGTGATCCTCTCTGGGCAATGAGCATGGCGACGATATCATCGATAAATTTAATATTGGTTGGTTTCTTAAGAAGTTCAGGTACGATTTTTGAAATTGCAAGATAAAGTGCCATGGCTATTATGACAGGTCTGAGTGTTTCTTGATCTAACATTTTTTTATAATAAGGAAATATTTATTTTTGGCCTCGTTCCTAACACTTGATCGTCTATTCTATGTTTTTTGCAGTAGTCCCCACATACCGCTTTGAATGTACATTTTTTCCCTGATAATGTAAATGCTTTACATATATTACGGGATTCAGAAACGTCCTGTTTAGGTACAGAATCTAAAACCTGTATCGGATTTGTTTTTTGAGATTCAAGTTTCTTTTTTCTCATTTTATCGAGAATTCTCGCCATTTCATCTGGTGTTTTTTTACTCGTTTTTAAAGTTTTAGATACACGTAAACAGTCGTCATAAGTCTGAATATTTGATTGATGTTTTTTAGTGAGTACATTTTTAGTATCACTAAAATTCGTTTGAATCACGGTCGGTAGAAAGTATTGCGACATCTTAATTTCTACTAAAAATAAAATAACTTAGGTTAGTAAAGGATGTGGTTCTTTATAAAACTTAAAAGAACGTATAGCTTCACTTTAGGTGAGTAATATAAAAGATAAAACCTTTTACTTTTAAATGAATCTTAAGTGGACAAAAGAGTGTTATTTATGTGAATGCCCTTTAGAGCCGTGTGTACACACAAAAACGACAGAAGAACGTATACTTGTTCGAGAATATAGAAAAATACGACCTATTTTTACTATCAATAATGATATGTACCTAAAATTTTTTGGTACAGATGTAAAACGTGTCTGTTATGCATGTTATATAAATTCGTATAAAGTTGGAATAACAACGTTACGTGACCGCGAGTGTGGTCGTATAAAAAATATATATTCGAAACCCAAGTCAAAAACAAAAGATGAATTAGTATACTGGTTCGAAGGACTAAAAAGATACTTAAATAAACGACTTTATATAACATAAAATGGGTGAAAGTATTCAAAAACTCACACACGTGGAGCATATTTTAAAGCGTCCAGATTCGTACGTTGGACCCGTTTCACGTGTAGCGGAACCTTATTGGGTATATGAAAACGGTTCATTTGAAAAGAAAACGGTAATGTATTCACCAGCCCTTTTAAAAATATTTGATGAAATTTTAGTAAACGCGATCGACCGAAACTCCATGTACCCAAAAAACGTAACGTCGCTCAATGTTTCCATAGATAAAACATCTGGTCAAATAACAATTGAAAATAATGGACCTCTGGGTGGTATTGCAGTTAAAATGCACGAAAAGGAAGGTTTATGGAACCCGGAATTGACATTTGGTCATTTACTTACGAGTACAAATTATGATGATACACAAAAACGTCTCGTGGGTGGACGTAATGGATATGGTGCAAAACTTACAAATGTTTATTCATCGATGTTTTCTATAAAAATTAAAGATGGTGAAAACAAGTGTATATACACACAAGAATGGTCAGATAATATGA